TGCCACACCAGTACAGGTGTGTCCTTTCCTATGTATGCACCCTCAATGTTGAAGAGAATATATTCATTGGCTTCCTCTTCAGACATACCATCTCTGTCCACAAATACTTTGATCATTAGATCAGCATCGTAGACCAAGACCTCCACTTTCTCATTGCCATTCCATACAGAAGCTTGACCTAGTATGGCATCGTCAAGACCATCCCACTGTTTCATAGCATCATTCCCTCCATAGTATCTGCTACCTCAAACATTCTGCCAGTGTCTTTGTTATAAAGCAAGCTGCAAGCAGGACCAGTCTGTCCACTGTAGCGGTTCTTCAGCACCCTCACCTTGGTGGTGTTACGCTCAATGGGATCATCATGTTGACCATTCCTCTCCAGTGATATCACCATGTCACTTAGCTGTGCAATGGCAGCACTGCCTCGTAACTGAGCTAGGCTAGTGGTTGCACCTTCCTCATGTCCCTTGTCTGAGGGACGCTTAAGGTGGCTAACAATGATGAGAGCAATGTTGGTTTCCTGCACAAGCATGCGAAGCTTGGTCATGATTTCATCAATGGCCTTGCGTTCATCACCATTGTCCTGACTAGAGACGATGATGCTGAGATGGTCCAAAAACACATACTTACAGCCAAGTCCCTTAGCCATGTACTTGACACGATTGACAATGTTTTCAATGGCTGTACTACCAAAGTGATCGAAGAAGAACAAACGCCCAGTGCCTAAGGTCTTCTCGAATGCGTCCTTGCGTATGGTGTCTGATACCATAGTTGTAGGTAGGTGCATAGGCAGATCAGCAGCAAGACTCATCATAGACAGGCTAGTCTTACGCACACTCTCTTCAAGAAACATCAAGCCAATGTTGTCACTGCTATTCTGTAACAAGTGCCAAACAATTTCCCTTAAGGTTTGACTCTTACCTAGTCCACTACCTGCTGTGAATGTAACCAGTTCACCTGCTCTAATGCCATAGGTAATTTCATTCAGTCCCTTCCAAGGGTAGAAACAATCTGCTGCTTCCATTGGTGTAGATACCAACTCCCAAAGGCTAGACCCACACACAATGCCATCAGGCACGAAGGGTTCAGCAGCCCACCATCTAGAAACAAAGGCAGCTTCCTTATTATCAGCAAGCCACTCGCATGCATCTTTATATTCAGGATCTGGTTTAAATATCTTACACTTGCTACCAAACAATTCAGCAACTTCCTTTGCTGCCTTCTGTCCTGCCTCATCACCATCAAAGCACAGCACAATGTTTTCAAAGCTGTTGATGTATTCGTAGTTTGCTTTAGCGTCCTTCAATGCACTACCTGCACCTGTGCGTATGGACACGACAGGATACTTGCTACCTGTCAATTGGTATGCAGCCAGTGCATCAAACTCACCTTCAGTGATAGTGAGGTACTTGCCATTGGAAGGGTACAGGTTCTGTCCAAACAACGTACCCTTGCTCCACCCACCCACTGTCGTGAACTTCTTGTCCTTCACTTCCCTACGCTTAGCTGCCACCAGTTGTGAGTTGCTATCGTAATAGGGAAAGTAGTAATGGCCTTCGCTACGGACTACCCCATAGCGTTCCATTGTTGCTTTGTTAATGCGTCTGTCTGACACACTAACACTGTGTCCTTCGTTGTAGCTTTTAATAAAGCCACTCGTATCTTTTGTATCACCATCTACATCAATCACTTCAAGTCTTTCGTTGTTCGTTGAGGGAATGTATGTGTTACATACAAAGCATTTGGTGGACATGTCATCGTTGATGGACAAGCCATCACTGCTACCACATGTCTCACAGGGTAGGTGGGTTTTTAAGAATGTCATAGCCCTTGTAAATTACTTTGTTGGTCTTAAGTACAGTGTCATACCCTTGAAAAAGCTTAGTCATTCTAGCATCGTGCATAGCGTGAAGTCCAATTAATAAATTGGATATCTCATCTTCATCAGGCTTCTTCACTCTGTCTAATAACACCCACAGCACAGAGTCAATGTCTTCTCTTGTCATCCATGCAGCTAGGATGAGGTCTTCTAGTTCGTGTAGTTTCATTTGTTAGTGTCCTTTGTAAACTCAATGACTAATGGGCTTAAGAAATTTTTAGCATATTTGATTGCTCGTTGTTCTGCTTCATCCCCTAGTACATACTTTATAGCTACCCATCCAAAGTTGTACCAATATTTAACCTCAACAATCCAACCTGTTTCTTCTTCCCAGTCTTTTCTAATTCTTACTTTCATGTGTTCTTCTCCTTAAGTTTGGCTTGTATGCGCTGAAATGCCACAAGATAGTTGCCTCGCTCTGCAATCTGACAGGCTTCCAAAAAGTCCTCATCCGTCAGCCCAGTCCATGTGCGCTGTGGTGGCTTGCAATTACATGGTGCTGGTTTTGGTGGCATTGACATCAGCATTTGCGTCAAGGATGCGCACCAATCTTGATGTTGCTCTGTCTGCTCTGGCTCATAGTCCAGCCCCAACTCTCTGGCGTTCTCTGCCATCTTTTCGAGGGCTTCGTTGGCCAAGGCTTCTTTGATGGCGGTGATGGCTTTGTCGTAGATTGACCCTCGTTCAATCATCAGAGTTTCCAAAGCCTCCAGCGCCAGCTTCAATGCTTCTTTAGTCATACTTGTCCCCTTGCTCGGATGGCTTTTGCCGCACTTGTACAACTTATTATTTTTCCTGTTTTTGAAGCCGCTTCTAGCATCTTTGCACACGCCTCACGCTCGGCTATGACAGCATCTTCCAGTTCTTTGATGTGGGCATTGATACGCTCAATCTCTGGTGCGTTAGCTTGTTTAATGCGTTCACGCTCGGCAGAAGCGACAAGGGCGGCAAAGCGTTCAAGTTCTTCTAACAAACTTTCTGTGGTGTTTACACGAAACCCCGCCTCTTGTGCAATGCGAATGATTTCTTCTCTGTTCATGCTTGTCCCCTTGCTCTTATTAAGTCTTCATATTTACCCAAGCCATCCCAGAAACCCTCTTCATATTCTGTTGACCTTTTACCTAGCAGAGCCACTTCTTTACGCAGGTTTGCACATGCCTCACGCTCGGCTTTAATAGCAGCTCCAGTTTCTTCCATCTCTTCCCCAAACCTTTGAACTTCACCCAGTGCATGTTCACGCAAGCCCTCTTTAATTGCATCAATGGCAATCTGCCACTCTGTCTGACAGCCACAGCACTCTGGGGGGGTTGGACCCAATGCATCTAAGGCTCGTTGTAAAGCTTCCTTCATGTGTTTCCCCTTGCTCTAATGCGTTCAGGTATGTGGTGTTCAAGATGGTTTTGTATGCACCACTCAGCAATCTCAGCACATATGTTACGCTCTAAATTAACAGCAGATTTTATAGCGTTAGCTTCCCAGTTGTAGGGCTGTCCCTTCATAGAATTCTCACGCTCAATGCGAGCAAACTCATCGTCTTCATCTGTATGTATCATTTTGCAGCCTCCATATACAAACCAACATTACCCAGTGCATAACCAACAAAGGCTATGCCTAGCCCAGTGCTTCCCTTGAGTAGCAGATCTATTGCCACCACTGTATACACCACACCCACTACAGCAATAAGCCATGCACTCATTTGTCATCCTTCTTCATCACTTTAAATTCTTGAAGCACTCTCATAGCTGCTTTAATAAGTTCAGTGTCTTGAGTTGGTTCAGGCAAACTACTTTCCCACCGCAGTAAAAACTCCAGTTCTTGTGCAACCACAGCTTCAATTTCTTCTCTGTTTAATTCAGTCATATTAGTCCCATAGTCCTCTGTAATATTTACCAAACAACATGAAAGCTTTCTTCATCCTAGCTTCATGCACCTCCAAACCCGCATAGTCAATCTTAATCTTACCAATCTGCTCTTCCAATCCTGCCTTCTTATCCACAGCAGAATGATCATAAAACTTTTCAGTTGAATTTTCATCTACCATTTCACTGAATGCCCATATCATTTCATCTAGCACCCAGTCCCACCGCTTGAAGTGGTTGTCATCAATGTCCCAACTGTTTTCCTTAGGCAAACAAGAGGTGCTTTGCAAAGCCTTAGGCACATCTTTATCATCCACACTGGGGCTACCATGCTGTGTTGCCTTAAGCTGCTTAAGCATAGGCAAGATGATGAGGGATAGTGTGTGATCCATAGCCCATGTGTCATACCTATCAAGCTTCACAATGACAGTGCGCTTCTTCTTAGTGTGCATCCACTGCAACATGTTACCCACCCATGTTTCACTGAGCCACTCACCCCACTTGTATGCCCTGTCCTTATCGACCCCTAGTTTTGTTGTTAGATCAGCAAGCTGATATGGCCCAAGCCAATTAGGGTAACCACCTATATAAACTTTCATGTTAGTCCTCGCATTTCCTGTGTCACTGTTGCACTACGCAAAGTGTTTTTGATGTATGGTGTTAGGCTTTGCGGGGTAGCATGACCTGACACTGCCATAATGTTAGTTATTGGAATGCCAATCTCTACCATTTCTGTGATGGCTGTCCTTCGTAAGTCTTGCAACACCAAATCACTAGGCAGATTTGCATCAGTTAAGATTTGCTTAGCCACTCTAGACAAGTTGAACAGACTGTAAGGAACCAGTCCACCCTTCCTATCAGGAACATTGGATGGTGCAATGTATTGCTGCCAACCAAACTCAGCATGCTGTTGTCTCAGCATAGTTAGTAAGCCTTGGCTTGTCGGTATAGTCACCCTAGACCTACGCTTGCTTTGTTCCAAGTGCAACACACCCTTCTCTAGATCTACCTGATCCCATCTAAGCTTACGCATATCCCCCATACGCTGTCCATATTCGTATGCCATCTGCACTATGAGTCCTACATTACGCCACTTGAAAGTGCTGTAAGCAGTGTTCATGAATGCTCTAACATCTTCCCTACTCCATACAGTTCTGCGAGGTT